TGGCATCCCGAACGGTCGCTGTGTGCTGCACATATAGTACCGCATAAGCTCTACAGTGTATTTGTCGGAGATCTTCTTTTTAATGATATTCATCAGAACTTCGTGGTCAATCCGGTAAAAGAATTTTCTAACATCAAACTTGTAATAATACGCATACTGTCCTCTACCATTAAACTCACGAAACCACGAAGCAAGTCTCCTAACCGCTTCGTGCTGTCCTCTGTCCGTAACACATGCGTATGTGTCAGTTATGAATCCTCTCTGAATTGGCTCATATAGAACGTCATATATTGCCCTCTGAATCACTTTCGTGGTGTAATCAGTGTAAATAACCTTTCTTACTTTTGGATCAAATACAAGGAAGCTGTGATACTGCACTGGTGGAATATCCAGTCTCCTGAGCCTGTCTCTCAAGTTCAGAAGATTTTCCTCAAGGTTCCTTCTGAACTCTATAATCTCCCATTTGTCAGTGTGCTGTGACGCACAGTTCTTATCTGCTCTGAGCAGATTTTCAAATGATGTTATTTCATAATAAACATTCTTTATCGACATTGTTTCTCCAGTTTGGCACACACGGAATTCGGATATGCCTACTATCGGTGTGTGCACAGTTTTAATTTTTTGCCTATGGCAAGGAAAAGCAGTCCTTTACCTACCATGTACTGGGAGACAGCCCTTGAGCTGTCAGCATCTGACTATTTGGTAGAGCGGAGCGGAAGCCGATGTTCCAGTTCGAGTTCGAGCGGGGATTGTTGCCGTTCAAGGCGAACAGACCCGCATTAGCACCGTTGTTCCAATTGCCACCAGAGTAGAACGCTACACCGCAATCCCTATCTCTGGACATTCTTGATCCAGCCGCCTACCATTTTACCAATTTCAACGACTTTCTCAGCCCAGATTTCGTATTTTTTGATCGGGAGGAATCCAAGCTTGTAAGAAAGACGGATATATGCCTTTAACTTTGTCACTTCAACATCAAGCTCCTGCAAAGTTGTCTTTTTATAATATTTCTTAGACCCCTCGACTACTCTTTCGAGGATAAGGTTCATACACCGCTTTATATCCACAACTAAGGCAAACTTCTCAGACTTTGGAAATTGTTGCAAACACACATAAGCATATTCCATCATCTCAAAGACCTTCTGCTGTATCTTCATTTCTTCCATTCTATTTTCATCCTCCCGTTAAAAACACAAGCTTTATTTTAGCATCCTTGTTAGAATTTATGCCATTTTGTTACATTATCACGTATTCCGTTATCGTAACCTCCAAAAAATATACCCCCACTATCGTGGGGGTAGACAGAACACATTACTCAGTAGGCAGGGCTACATAAGCGGAGCGGAAGCCGATGGTCCAGCACGAGTCCGAGCGGGGATTGCCGCCGCTCAAGGCGAACAGACCCGCACTAGCACCGCCGTTCCAACCGCCACCAGAGAAGAACGCTCTCTCGTCGGCTCCATTGTTCATCCACATATGGTCGTCTTCGTATTCAGATGCAGTCGCACTTGCAGGCAGAAGGGCCAATGCCTTTAACACTGCCTGAGCTGCCGCCGATACAGAAGACGCACAGGTAACGCTTGCGAAAGCACAATCGCGAGAAGCGTCAGCCTGAGTGGTGATTGTTGCGGAATAGGTAATCTTGCCAGATACCCAGTCAAGTTTAATAGAGTTCGTTGTGGTTCCAGATCCGTTCGGGGTAATATACGCTCCGGTTGTCGCATCAATAGCTTTCCACTGTGCACTGGATGCCGCCTGTGAATGGTCGAGATCCGCAGCATTGTTATTAACAAGTACCTGCAGTTCTCCTTTTACAGTTCTGACACCGCCATTCAACTCCCAGATGTTTCCATTCATATCCCAGATACCCTCCAGAGTGCCGTCATGGCTCCATGATACAGGACCAGTTCCGGTCAGTACTCTGGCTGTTCTTCCGGAATCATTTACTCCTGGAGCAGGAATTGCTTTATAGCCACCCTCAGAAGCATCTTTGCCATAGTTGTTATTACCTTTAGGCAGACAGCCATTTGCCTTGCACCACAAAGCGATTGCCGCCCATTCAGCCCTTGTCATAAGGTGCCATCCGTCGCCCTTCTGTGTACAGTAGCTGATTGCCTGATCCAGATTAACAGAAGTCTTAGGGTCTTCACAAGGAAGGCTGTACGCTCTGTTGTTGTTCACAATATTCTGGTACTTGGAAATGTAGATTGCATCAACTTCCTGCCCATTGACGATAAAGGCAGGATGTACGGAATCTGCTCCGCCAGGGATAACCTGTGAGATTTTGAATTTCGGGATTTTAACCATGACGGAAGGAAGCCCCTTATCATCATAAAGAATATCATTTGTAGGGCACACTGCTTTAAGTGCCATTGCTGCTAAATCAAAATTTGCCATAGTGCTTATACCTCCTCTACTCTTTCTCTCTCATCAATGCTCCAAGATTGCTTCCACAAACAGGGCAGACATTGTAATATGCCATGATTGCCTCCTATCTGTTCTCCTGTGCAGCTACATACTGGATTGCCTGCTCAATATCCTCTTCCGGAATCTGCAACTTATCCGCAAATAAATGCTTATTGACTTTTCCGGAGCCTATGCTGATATATCCCTGGCTCTCGGATTCCTTATTGATTTTGCGCATCGTCTTGTACGCAAAGTCTTCTTTGCAACCGAGTAAAATCATAACTTCCTTTACGGTCAGAAATGGTCTCGGTGCGGTTCTTACTGCTCCCATAAAACCTCCTATTCCAGGTTCTTTTGAACCCAAACTTTTAGATTTTGTGATACAGCTGTCAGCTCATCCAAGTTGCTAAGTATGTCCTGCAAAATTGGTTTTTCATCCTCAGATATCACTCCGTCGGCTACGACATCTAAAAGATTTTCTTTTGATTCCTGTACCTTTTTGAGTGAAGCAAGGGCTCTTACAGCAATTCTGTCTAAGCTTTCTGTATCAACCAGCGGTACATCCTGTCCCAAAGGACAGCTATACTTGCAATAGTGATTTCTGAGTTCCGGTGCATTATAAAGATCAGCCATTCTCAAAATCGCATCAGCTGGGATAATCTTTGTAATACCTAATTCATAATCAGCAAGTGTACTAGCAGAAATTCCAAGAAGTTCAGCCGCTCCTTCACGGCTATTCAACTTGTCATTGTATTTTGCAGCCTCTTTTCTGCATTTACAGTAGATATTGTCAGCGGCTTTCGTAGGGTTTGTTCCCATTTATTTTTTCCTCCATTTCGACTAAACTTTAACTAAGTTGAAGATACTTGAACTTTTGAAGCAAAAAAAATTTCAAATGTTCTTCGTTCCGATAAGTCCAGTACAGAGGCGATACGATTGGCTAACTCTATATCTACGGAGCATTTTCCATTCTCAATAAGGCAATAACTGCTCCTGTCTTTGAACCCCAGCTGTTCGGCCATATATTTTTGAGTGTAGCCCTTAGCTTTCCTCTCGGATTTTAGTAGTTCAAGATTCATCACTTTTCTCCTTTCATGTTTTAGTTTCTTCAACTTGTGTTTATAATACTTCAACTTCTCATTTATGTCAATATCTTAGTTGAATTTTTATCAACTTTGTTGAAAACAGTTTAATTTCAAGGAGGTGTCACTTATAATATGTTTGAAAATATTAAACAAAAGGAGGCGGTCTGCATGGCAAACATATCCGACAGAATCAAAATGCTGCGTACTTCTGCTGGTCTTACTCAAGAAGAGTTTGGCAATATATTTGGTATTGTAAAATCAACTGTGTCTCTTTATGAGAGTGGAAAAAGCTGCCCCAATGACCAAATGAAACTTAAAATCTGTAACTATTTTAATGTTCCTTTGGACTTTCTTATTGGTATATCAAATGTTGCCGAATACCAATCCGAAGATTTTAACAAAGCAATCATTAGTGACGGAAGTTGCCACTCTGCTTTGCTTGATTTAATGGAAATTCGCCATATAACAATGGATGATATTGTTATGGCTACTGGATTAGAAAAAGAAGTTCTGGAATATTGGTGTGTAAACGAAGTCCCAAGCGTAAGACAGCTCATATTGGTTGCTGACTGTCTAAATACATCTGTTGATTATCTTTTAGGACGGACCGATCAGTTTAACCTTCCTTCTGGTGAAGACAAAGATGTTCTTTCATATTATAGTCAGTTGCGAAAAATAGACAAACGATGGGCTGTCGGACAAATGATTGACATTCTCAAAAAATACGAATCCGAAAACGAATCATCTGTTGCAGCGGATGATCAAAGAAAAGTTGTTGGAAAATAATAGACCTCGCGTGGTACCGAGGTCACCATAAAAGATAGTATTTTCTGATTGGTCGTCAGATTGAAAAGGGAGATTGTATGAATTGTATAAAGTGTGGCCACGAAATAACTTCTGAAATGCTTACGAGCGGTATATGCTTTCAATGCGGTGTTCCAACTAGTGATACGGTCGAAGCTTACGAGCGTGCACAGCAAGAAGAAAAACGCAAGAGAGTCGAGATGCAGTCTATTGCAAAGCAAGAACAATTAAGAAAACAAGAGCAATTACAGCAAGAAGAAGTGTTGCGGTATAAAGAACATTTGTTATCCACCGGATATTCTTTTGAAACCTGTTCTATTAAAAAGTATGTAGGTCTTGTATCTGGTGAATCTGTCATTGGAACAGGATGGTTTTCAACAATGGAATCCAATATTTCAGATTTATTTGGTGTAGAATCAGAAGCTTATTCAGATAAAATTAAGCAGGCCAAAAAGAATGCACTTGATAGCATGATAAAAGAATCCGTTTCAAAAGGTGGAAATGCCATTATCGGAATCTCATATGAAATGATTACTCTAAGCAGAGATATGATAGGTGTATCAGTAAATGGCACATCTGTCGTTGTTAATAAAAAAGGAAATGAGGAGGAATCTATTTATGTATAACGCAGACGAAACCTCACAAAAGATAAGCGATCTGGAAAAAGAGTACAGAAAGTCACAACAGAAAAAAGGGGCTGAATCCCTTATGGAACTGGAAGCACAGGTTCGTGCCAAGCTCAAACGTCAGGCTGAGGCGGATGATAATATCTACAATCCGGAGTTTGAAAAAGAGATTGAAGAAAGGCTGGCCAAGCTCGACGAGGAATCCCGGTCCGAATTCTACCGGATCCGGACACACAGGAAGAATGACGGAATCCTCTCTGCCAGGGAGATTGATCTGCTCACTCTAGAGGCTATGGAACGGTCATACTATCATTACAAAGGCATAGAATACGAAAAACCGAAGTATAAGAAAGAATTTCACTTCGGAGGATAAATAATCTGCAAAGAATGGAAAGGGGTGCGGCATGCCAGCATATAAATATACTCTGAAAAATGGAAAAACGATGTGGTATGCCAACTTCTACTATACCGATTGGACTGGAGAGAAGAAGCATATCTGCAAAAGGGGCTTCTCTACGCAGCGTGAAGCAAAAGAATATGAACGTACTTTCATGGATCAGCAGAATGCTACTAGCGACATACTGTTCTCCTCGCTTGTTACCAATTATCTCGAGGATATGGAACACCGCCTCAAACCTACCACAATGGAGAATAAGCGGTTTATCATAGATACAAAGCTACTCCCTTACTTCGGAAGACAGAAAGTGTGCGACATTGATACGATCAAGATACGCAAATGGCAGAATGAGCTTATCTCATTCCGGGACAGAGACGATAAGCCTTTTTCCCAAACATATCTGAAAACTGTAAATAATCAGATGTCCGCTATTATGAATTATGCTGTCTCGCACTACCACCTCGCCCTCAATCCCTGCAAGGCCGCTGGCAGTATGGGAAAAAGCAATGCTGACGAAATGAATATCTGGACACAGGCTGAGTACGAGAAATTTTCCAAGGCTATCAGCAAATCATCCATGAAGCT